GAGCCTACGCTTACACCTCCATCTGAAAGTGAGCTATTCCATAAAGCAGCTTCATCGACTTCTCCGTCATAAGCAGTATTATTTCCGGTCAAGCCCATCCCAACAGTAATGTTTGACTCTTTATTAAAAGTAGCCGAACCCGAAATTGTATCGTCCAGAGTTTTAGATCCGTTTAAATATAATTTTAAAGTCGTAGAAGTCCGAATGACAGCACCGTGATTCCATGCATTTAAGTTGACAGTGCCAGCCGATTTTAAGCCAGTATTGTCTCCGTAAAATCCAAAAACGCTTGACCCTCCCAAGTACATTAGCCATCCACCACCGCTATGAGCACACCAAAGTTCCGTATAATCCACAGACCTGTCAGGCTTGAACCATATACTCATAGTAAAAGAGTTCGTACCAAAATTGAATAAAGTGGTGCTGGAACTTCCTAGTAAAACTGCATCGTTGGTCCCGTCTAGAGTAACCGAGGTGGTGTTACTAAATCCACCTCCGGTCGCTGGCGAAGTAGTTCCCGCAAAACTTGGTAAACAAATTGGCATCAGCTTGCAGTATCGCCAGCCAACACAAATACATTGGCGGCAGTGGAAACTAAAGTAGCGACTCCATGTTGACCAGCAATCTTAGTATGCGTTTGGCGATTGTTAATAGTGGTTGAACTTGCGGTAAAAGTTACTTGACCAGCACCTTTCTGTACCACTGAACAGGTAAACCCAGCACCTAGACTTGCTGGAACTGTGACAGTTACAGCCGATCCATTGTTGCAAGTAATTACCTTTCCGGCATCTCCGGCTAAAATCGTATATGCAGTTCCAGTTTGATCGTTAAGAGTAGCATCAAATCCAAGGATTGCAGTCCCTCCAAAATCTCCGTCTGTTAAATCACCAGCATCGACTGTGACTGTTCCCGTTCTACCGGCAACCGATTGAACGGGAGATGCTCCCATCAAATTTGTAACGGTTACTTTCTTTGTTGTAGGAGTCCCACTCACATCGGTGATTGGAATAATGTCCGCACCGGCGGGAGTTGTGCCTAAAGCGGTTAATGCTGAAATTTTCTTATTCATAGTTTTTAATCAAAAGCTAAAATGCTCCCGTCTTCTGTGTTTAAAAAAGCCCCGTTTTCTGCCCTCAATGCACCATCTATCGGCGGACCGACTGCATTATCTGCATCGGTGTCCCCAATTAGGTTACCTAGACAATTAAAAGGCATTACGATTTGTAGGCCAAACAGCCTCCGCTCGCTAAGGTGAAAGAACTGCATTCCCCATAAATACACTGGCCTTGCGAAAAGGTAGTTCCGTCCGTAATTAATGCTGATACATTTTCAATTTTGCCGACATAGGCAGACAAAACTGAATCCTCGGTGAATTGAAGAGATGTGAAGTTACCTGAATGTGCCGCTGTGTCATTTGTGTAAAGGCTACCCCCCTGACCCATAGCATTGCTTATATTTATTGATCCTAGTCCCATAATTATGTTGTTGTTAAAATGTTAACTCCGAAGCTGTAGCTTGGGTATGTGTTGACCGATATTTTATTCATTCCTTCTAGGCGTTCGACTCGGTCGATTTCGAGTGCCAAGACTTCCTCCGCAATAGCCTCCTGTTCTACGCTTTTCGATAATTGGCCATCGCTTTTGTACCAGTCGGAAATGGTCGCTAAAAGTAAGTACCGCTCCAAGAATCTTGGTAGAGTTGTGGTTTCTCCTCCGCCGTCACCATAACTTGAAGGAGTTACCTGGTTGCCCATTACAAAGACTGAATTTTGAGACGAATTGGCGGGTAAAACTAAATACCCATTAATTAAATTGTAATCTAATTTGAATGCTGTTCTCTCAGATAATGGATTCTTATCAAAGACCGAAAACACATCCATTAGATTTGCATCGTTGTCTATCTGAACCGCTTTGTCTGCCACGATTGGCGAGGTAACGGCGGCAACAGTCTTCTCTACCACAGTCATTAACTCGGGCCATTGTGCGCGGGTCCATGCTCCCTTTACTCGGTCGTTTAACGAGTTCTTAAAAGCTGTCTCTTCGACCGTCAATAATGTATCCACCCCGATTGCCGAGGTGAATCGATTCTTTAATTCGGTGTAGGTTACAGTTCTCAAGATCCGATTACCGTTTCTGGATTTTTCTTAGCGAAATCCCTCGAATATTCGGGATCGGACATACAGCCCGGTCGTTCGAGTTCATGCCTTAAATAAGTAGTAACATCTACGGATCGAACGGCTCGGAAATTCTTCCCTCCGCCAACAGACTTTCCGTACTTACGAGCGGCTAATGCTCTTTGCTTGTACCCAGCTTTTTCTCGCCTNGCTTCCGCTTCCACTTTTTTCGATAAGTATCTTGCCATTTCATCGCCTGACATTCCACTTCTCTTGCCGCCTTTTACTATTATATTGAGACTCATATTTTAAAGAAAAAAGGGAGGCCGGCCACTACCCAACCGGCCTCCCAAAATAACACTAATAAACCAACTAAACCTAAACTATTGAACCAAGTGCGCGTGGATTAGCACAACGAAGAGTCAACATCGCCTCAGTGATAGATCTTTTTCCAGCACCGCTGTCAGGTAAATCCTGTACAGTGATTCCTTCCAAGAACTTGAGACTGAGAGTATCGTCAGATGGGATTAAGTAAGCACGATCTGTGTTCACTGTTCCTTCGTCAGTATTTGGAGCATCTACAAAAACACCTCCGCTTGTATAAGCACCATTTCCGGCTGTAGCGATTGAGAATGAGTTCGCATTTACTACAGTAACAGTCTTTGTGCCATTAGCCGCTGTGTTCCCAAGAACTCCGCTGATAACTACAGAATCACCATTGGTAAGCCCGTGACTAGCCGATGTGATTACGATTGGATTTGCATTCGTTGCACCGGTAATTGCTTTGGAGCTTTGGCGACCCAAAAATAAATCTGGAAGGACTGAGATATTCCCATAATCTGAAATATAATCTACAACACTCAATCGGACGCTACCATCGGAAACATCTTGATCGAAGTTGAAGTTACCATTTGCAGTTGTGGACCTCGTAAAATCGGTGACCGCATTCATAACTCCTGTCGATGCGAAAAGTTTGAAACTTCCCTTACTTCCACTCGCTTCGTACACTGCCTGAAGCATTCCACGGAATGTGGATTCAGTCATACCGGCTAGGGTAATTCTTGAGCCAGTTACTGCGCGGAAGCTTTGCTTCAATGTTGAATCGAATGTGTTGCCCGTAAAAGTTGGATCACTCCATACACCGATCCCCGCTAAGGTACTTCCGACTGTAGAAGATCCAGTCACTTGGTCATTTCCACCAGCAATTGCACTTTCAATTGAGCGGCGAAGTTGTAAAAGTGATTTCGCTTTTGACTGGGCATATAAAGACCCGCCAGGAGCTACATCAATCATCTCAGCTTGCTTGGATATTGAAAAGCGATCTTGCAATGTTTGAATGCGATTTCCAAGTCTAGCTCTAGAAGCTACGAGGTCGGACATATCGCTTAAACCATAGTCAACGCCATCAATTTGTCCAGCGAGGGATGGATCGGAAAGTGAGTCTACGAGCCATTCGTTTAGTGTCGCTTTAGGAGCGGCTGATTGTGGGAGGGTTGCGAATAAAGGACATTCTTTTGGAGAAACGCTTTTTAAAACATTCTCTAAATTTTCTCTTGCCCCTTGTGTTGATGTTACTGAGTAACTTGTTGCCTGTGCCATATTCTGTAATTCCTTATTTTAAGATTTTATAAATTTTATTCCGCAAAGAGTGCGGCGAGATCGTTTTCCGAGAGTGATTTCTTGCCCAAAATTTTCTGTTTATTTGCAGTCTTTCGAGTAGCCGAGGTTTGTACCGGTGGACTTGAATCGCCCATCGTTGTCGGAGGTGCTTTGGCTACCCTTTTGGCTTTAGGTTTGGCTGTCTTAGCCGCCTGATCTGCTTTAATTGCTTCAACTCCTCTTACGAGTGTTGCCGCTACAAAATCGCCATTAGGTAGGGATTTTAGAATGTCTGCATACTGACTTTTTATCTGACCTAAAACGGATCTCCGTTCTTCGGCTTGGTCGGTATCGACTTTGTCTGAAATCCACGGATGAGCATTAATCGTATCCTGTTGCCATTGAGCGGATGCCTGGAGATAATTTGCCCTTTCGGGGATCTTCTCTGACAAGTAGTCCTCGGCTTGTGTTAGAATATTGCGGACATCGTCATCGCTGTATTCTTTCCCACCAGATTCTACATAATCACGGCCAATATTTTGCAATGCCCACTTTTTAGCGGCTACTGCTTCCTTTCGAAGAGTTTCCAAAGACTGAAAGTCTTGGACTTCTTCGAGAGCTGGCTGACTGGATTCCGATTGCTTCTGTGGGCTTGTCTTTAACGACTCGATTTGGGCTTGTAACGATTCGGCTGTTTCTTCGGCTCCCTTCGCCCGCGCAGTCAATTTATTGATCTGGCGGAGTAGCTTGCCAACAGCTTTGGGCGGTTCAGCTTCTTCCGATTCTGACTCCTCCTCTTCGGCTATCTCTTCCGTTTCCTCCTCTTCTGATTCCTCAGATTCGGTTGACTGTAAAAGAACATCATTTTGGTCGGTCTCTGCGTCTGCGGTTGTGGTCTCGGGACCAGCTTCCACTTCAGATTCCTCTTTCGCTTCACTCTCCTCAACTTTGTCAACGAACGATGCCGTCAACTCCTCGAGAGTCGTAATGCTTTGCGTGTTTGTTACTGCTTCTGTTGTAGCCGGAGCCTCGCTAATTTCTGTATCTGCCATAATTCTCTGCGTTTGGGAAGTTCGCACTCTTGCGTTTTCTGCGTCCCGAAATGGTACGCCACATCTGATTATGACAGGGGGTCGGAAATAATTTTCAGGCAGTTTTGAATATTTCCCAATTCTCCCGATATTTCTCGTGTTTGCCCTTCGACTTGGGATTGTGGGGGTAAACCGCAACAGTGACCGCTCCATCGAGGGCCATGCATGGAATCAAGTACCAGGTTTCAATATCCGCACAAAATATCCCCACAACATCGACTTTAGTGCAGTCGAGTGGATGTTTTACAGCCCGCCCCGTAGTAGTAGAAAACTTATACCTTTTACATCCGTTGTTCTTTTCCACCGGACTCGCTTTGGACGAACCCTTAATTTGAACATTAAATTTTTTACCGGCAGAATTCACAACGATGCAGTCGACTGGCAAATGATCGCCGAGGGGAACGAATACTTCTAAACCATTGCGAAGGGCTTCAGTAAAAAAAGCCTGTTCGTAAATATAGCCTAACCGCTTAGTCATCGCCGAGGTCCATGTCAGATTCAAACCCGACAACATCCTCGTCCATCCATTCTTCTACATCATTTAACGCGATTTGAGCCATCTCTTGGTCATCAATATCGCTCTCTTCGAGCCAGCGATTTAGTAAGGCCCGATGTTCGTTTTTAAACTGCTGATGGGGGGTCAGTTTCGGCATTTTCTAAGCTTTCAATTATTCGTGTAAGTCCGGCAATCTCACCCGACAAACGGGCAAGTTTTTGAGGATTATCGACATGGGTATAGTCTTGGAAATCGACCAAGCACATATCCCGCTGTTCGCGGATAAATTCTTTAATGGTAAGCCACTCGGTTTGTTCGCCGAGGCCGTTTATTGCATCACCTAGTGTCATTTGCGTTTTTTTGCAGTCTTCGCCGCTTTTTTAAATGCACTTGCAGATGGTGCGCCTTTTGCTCCCGGCTTTCTCATNCGTTCCTTNGATCCAGCTTTTATGCGGGCTTTCTTCTTTGCGATATTTCTATATAAGCTCATATTACCATTTCACTTTGTTAGCCCAATAGGCGGCTGATGTTTTTCCTCTTGCGATATTCTTTCCGTGACGGGCTTTAAACGATGCCCGTTTATTCTTCATTGCTGAACTCTCACCCTTTTTTGGTTTGCCCGCAGTCTTTGCACCCTGTTGGCCGAATCGAATCATTTTATCCTTACCATCATCTTTAACTAAAACCACATGGGATTTAGTCGGATGGTTTGGAGTTCGCTTCGGCTTGGAATATCCGGCGAAGGTAATTCCTCGGTAAACCTTACTCACTTTTTCTTGAGCATTTTTTTCTTAGCGGGAGACATTTTCTTCCGACCCATTGCTTTAGCTTTCTTGGAAGGTCTTCCAACCTTCGATCCGTATGTTCCTTTTCCGTATGGCATAATATTTCCTTTTGTTAAGCGGCTACTGATGTACCTGGTACATTGCCGGGGGCAGTCCCTAGCTGGCCTATTAAAGCGTTCCTCTGCTGAGTCTGCATCATCTCAAGCTGACCAGCATATGTTTGAAGTCTTTTGGCGAAGTTCTCNTCCTCTTGCATTCTTTGNTGAACATCCTGTGCCGGTATTTCGGGAGTACCTTCAAGGAACTCTTGAAGTTTTTGTAGGCGAAGTTGAGAATTAACCCCTTGTTGCGGCACATTGACAACTTGCCCCGATGCAATCTTGGCGATGTCTGCGGAGGTTTCCTGAATTTCCTTGTCAGTTGCTTCTTCGACTGGAGCGATCAATTGGCCGGCAAGATTTGGGTCGATTGCTTCGAGGTACTTTCTAAGGTAAGCATCCGTCTTAAAAGTACCTTGACGGTCGTACTGAGACATAATTTTACCCACAGTATCTAATTTCTGAAGAACCTTCTCCTCGTCCTGATTCATCGAGTTCCATGTAATATTAAAATCGTAAACCTCGGCAGTTTCATCGAGCATCAACTGAGCGCCTTGCTCGTTATTCGTGACCCGAAACCATATCTGTGGACCGCCATAAGTTCTATCCAAGCACCATACCCGATTAAGAACCTGTTTAAATCCGTTAAGCCACTGATTGACCAAGTGCTGTCTAATGCTGTTTGCTTCTACTGCATCTAATTGCGAGGTTGCCCGACCGGTTATTTTGTCAGCGAGTTGGCGGATTTGCATTTCCACTTCCATGCTTGCTGGTGAGTATCTAGGTATCTCTACGAATCCAAATTCTCCTCTTCGCCGAACTGGAATCTGAGCACCCGGTCCGATCCGTTCGGGCTTCCGGCCAACGACATATTCTGCGGCTGGCATTGTACTCATTGAGGCGCGGTCGCGACGACTATCTAACTCGGTCTTAACTGCAATCTGATAACTCTTTAAAAGTTCAGGATATCCTCGGCTATCGAGTAGGCGGTGATTTAAGTTCTCCCTAGTAATGCAGACAAAGGGATAACGACCTTCATCGTACTCCATCGGACTGTGAAAACCATGCCCTTCCGCTTCATCCGCCCAGCAAGTAATCGTGCAGATCGGTACATCATCTTCATCGAGTTCCTTACGATAGGTCGTAATAACTCGAACCATGCCTTCATAATCTTGTGTGCCGTAAAAGTTGCCACTATCGTATGACATAAGATCCGAACTGTAACTTTCATCGGCATAAAAGCCTTTGCTGTTCTCCAGTACCTCCTCAATCCACTTTTTATCCCATCCCTCGTTGACCTTTTGCATGAGAGCCTCGGGGCTGTAATAATGAATGCAGTGAATGCTCCTGGCAGACTCCAAATCAATTACATTTGAGTCGATAATTATTTCCCTACCCAATTCATATGCTTTGATTGCCGGGCGATTTACTACCGCTTTCTCAGTCGGAACTTTTGAAACGCCCTTACTGCGAAGTTCATTGATCATTTTCCGAACTCTTCGCTTTTTAAGATTTGGAAATAACGGAAATAGCATCTCCTCAACTCCCTCTTTCATTTCGGGATCTTGAATTGCCATTGCTAACTCGGGACTCATTTGGGCAATCTCTTCGAGTGATATATCTTTAAATACTCTTGTGGTTTCCCTTTTCCAATATGTTCCAAAAAAGCAAATTCCATTTTGCAGTAAATAGTTTGCTCCGATGGCGGCTTCCCGAGGGAGTTCAGTCATTGAGTTCATCCGCCATTTTAAAAACTCGCTTACCATTTTAGCTGAGCCAATGTCTCCCGACTCTACTGGGGCGGCTACGAGGTTGGCCTGTGATAACGATTGAGAGAGTAAGGCTACATCGCCATCGATCAATGGATTAACAAGCGAGGGATCGAGATCAGAGGCTCCAGGCCAAGGAAATGCCTCCGGTCCGTTCTTCTTGCCTGACTCGTCTTTACCAGCCCATTCGTTAAATCGACATTCCCTACCCTGTTCGGCTTTATCCATCCAAAACGAGAGATCCGCTTTCGCATCGTCAAACTCCTTCTTGATGGCATCGACATCCGGTCCTTTTTCGCTAAATTCCTGTATTTCCATTTTTGATCTCCAATTCTAACATTATTTTTTTAAGTTTTTTCAAAGCCTCTTTTTCTACCCGGTGGACTGTGACGAGCGGGACTCCAATGAATTCTCCAATTTCTTTAAGCGTATGCGTTTTTGGGTCTCTTCCCGTATCCATTGCCGCCAATCCTTCTTCGACCACCATCTCTCTGAGCATGGCATCGATCCTCTTTTCCTGTTGATCATGCGACTCGATACAGATCATTATCCACCTGTTTTACCAGCACCTGACTCTTGAGGGGATGGTTAGCCTCGGGCCGCTTTACGCACCTCGCTACTCCTTCCCGATCATCGAAATAAATAAGCATAAGCCTCGGGTTTGGGACGAGTTTGAGAACCCGTGCCATAATCGTTTTTGGCGTTATTGGAATATCCTCCTCCTGTGGGCTTTCTTTCCAAATACCTATGCAAGTACCTTTTGGGATACCCGTCTGCTTGCTGATCTTAGCCCAGCTTATGCCCGCCGTACGCAATTCCACAACACCCGCTCGCTTTTCCTCGCTCCACTTTCTATTCGTTGCCATAATTAATATCCTCCACCACCTGTTGAAATTAATTCGTCCTCGCTGAAATACTCGAAGTTCCCGATGCAAAAATATCTACATACATCGACATAATCTTTTGAAAAATCCTTCAAGTTTCCAGGAGTGTATGCTTGAAGACAACTTATTAGATTTTGACATTCATCCGAAAACATCAATTTAGGCTTATTATCCAAATCCATCGGTTTATCGCGGTCCCATGCTAATAAATTATTAATCGCTTGTAATCCTGTCTCAATATCGAGTGCTTCTGCCGGCTGAACGATGATATCTTCATCTGCTAAATCGTCTATAATGTTAGAAGATCCTTCCGACTTTTGATAGCTTGCCGCTCCTAAACGGGGGTCGATTATGCGGATGACCTCACTATCCCCGCACATCTTCTCCATTCTCCTAATCTCATCGGCATAATCCTTGAGGCCGTACCCATTCGGTTGGGCGGCCTCGCCGGCAGACAGCTTGTCCTTCGTTAAGTCAATCCATCCGCCCCAAGTGTCGAAGTCAGGAAATTCCTTAACCGCCCAGGCTACCCCATGAGGATCGATGGCAAATAATACCATAGTCCAAGGTTTTGCTCCCGCCGGATCAATTGACATTACCCAATTTGCTTCGGAAAAATCGGGGAGTTTTTCGGGGGTGCAGAAGTTTTTGTCTGAGAGCGAAGGGAAAATTGCGCGTGACTGGCGCACAGGGACTCCATAGGCGCGGCAAAGAATTGTCTCCCTCTTCTC